AGACCACTTCGTCTACGGTGATGGCTGTGCCTCGCTTGAGCGACTCACCGTGCCAGACCTTGAGGTAATCCCCCTCGCTGGTGCGGATGGTTGTTGGGTATTCTTTCTCTGCGGATTGAGGTCCGACTGCTACGACTTCTCCTTGTGACTGGGAGACTTGAACTTCTGACTTTTTAGTTTTATTTGACATGTTATTTATTTGGTTATTTGAGCTTATGCTCACCCGAAGAGTAATTTTTAATGGTCGGGGAAAATTTATGCCGTCGCCACTGAGCATTTGTTTGCAAATGCCAGGGCGGACGAGCGTGCTTAGGAGGAGTAAAAAGATTCATGAAAAGATGAACACAATCTACAATTAATCTAAATGTTCATCTTTTCATGAAGCTTTTTATGACCCTAAGCACAAATTTCACAGCAATCCATTGAAAATTACGTGGTGAAGCATAAGCTCAAATAACCAAATCAATGTTATGTTAAATCAAACGTTAAGAAAAGTCAGACGTTCAAGTCTCGGATCCAGTCACAAGGAGGAGTCGTAGCAGTCGGGCGTCAAGCCGCAGGAGGCACGATAGAAAGATTACCCAACAACCATCCGTGCCAGCGAGGGTCGATTAACACAGGTCTGGCGCGGTGAGTCGCTCAAGCGAGGTGCAGACATTGCCGTAGACGTATGGGCGTAGAACACGGCAGGAAGTCACACGATCATCTTGACCTGCACCATCCGAGGAGGGGCTGAGAAGTTCCCTTGCTGTATGGTGTGGTGGGTGTTGGATGTTGTTGTGGGGGTTGGAGTTATAGTGCTGGAAGTGGCGATAGGGTGCTGAATCTTGCGTGATGCTCGGATTCAAGCTCGTTAGCGGCTGTAAACTCATGATACTCAACGACATCTCTCGTCATTTGTGGGGGCTGAAAAGGTCGGGGAATCTGGAGGTGCATGGGGGGTGGGTCGTGGCTTGGATTTGCACTGCAAAACTTGCCAACGGTCCAAGGAACAGGACTCAAGAGGGGTGCATGGGGGAAAGTAGAAACTTCGCACCTTAAGAGTCCCTACCTGCGAATCCATTTTTCAATTTTCAGGGATTTTGGGTGTTCTAGTGCTCAGGTGAGCAGTAGTTTTACAATATCTGTCACACTTATCACACTTGCATCACACTTTTTTGAGCCGAGTGTGACTTATTAAGCAGTATCTTTATCAACGACTTACATAATTCATCACACAAATCACACTTTTTCTGACCCCCTAGTGCTTGTAACAGTCATACCCCCTAATAAAGTGTGATTAGTGTGACAGATTCCATAAGTGCTTATTATACATATAATAGAGTTAGTCACACCCACCCAAATAAACTGTGATACAGGTGTGATAAGTGTGACAGGCTTGACTTTATGTTCACTACTTGATTTACATGGTTCAGTGCCGACCAAGAAACCAGATGGAAGATCCTACGCTGCAGGTAAAAAGCCCAAGCAGGTAGTAAAGCAACAGAATGCCAAAAGGACTAGGTGTCATCGTAAACGTATGAAAGCAGAAGAGGACATGAAGTCAGCTCAGAAGGAGCTAGCTAAGGTAGAGAAGAACCTGACGATCAAGCAGCAGTTCTTAGATATGATGAGTGAAGCACCGACTCCAGCTGAGCAGCGAAAAGCTTTGCTGGCGTTGTTTGCCGACAAAGGGATCAACCCAATTGAGGAGCTGATGAACTTCACAGTCAATGACGAGGTTCCCCTGAAAGAAAGGATATCTATATGGAAGGAGCTGGCTAGCTATACGCAACCCAAGCTCAAGAGTGTAGACGTCCAGCAGAACATTACAGGCGAGATGAAGATAATGACTGTGGACTACAGTAAGGTAGCCAAAGCTGACTTAGCAACCGTAGTTGACGCAGAGGTGCTTGACAATGACGAAGGATATGGAGAGTTTCTAAGCGAAGAAGAAAAAAATGAGTCTTGAACCAATAGAACAGGCAATAGCAGTGCTGGGGGAGCACTTTCGCCACTACGTGGTAATAGCGTCAGATGACGACAACCCCTTAGCCTACGATGTTCGGTTCAGTGACCCATATGCTGCTTCAGGCTTACTGCAATCTGCTCAAGATTATCACGAAAAATTTTTGTCAGCTGGAGGAGAAGATGACGACATGAGTGATTGGGTGTGGGAGGAAGTAGCTGACGAAGACGATCTAGATGATCTAGACCTAGATGAATATTAGTGTCCCTGCACAGGGGTGGGAGCCGAGACCATATCAACTCCCACTGCTGAAGTACATGTCTCAGAAGAAGCGTAGCCTGCGAGCAGTAGTTGCGTGGCATCGTCGTGCAGGTAAGGATCTGACCTGTGTGAATATTGTTGCAATTAAAGCGTTGCAGCGTGTGGGCACTTACTGGTATGTGTTGCCCTACGGCAATCAGGCGCGTCGTATTGTTTGGAACGGCATGACTGGCGAGGGCAAAAAGTTTATCGACTACTTCCCAAGGGAGCTAGTCGAAAAGAAGAGTGAGCAGGAGATGCGCATTCATTTAAAAAATGGCAGTGTTATCCAGCTCATGGGGTCTGACGACCCAGATAAAATGGTGGGTGCTAACCCCATCGGCGTGGTGTTCTCGGAGTACAGTATTTCCGACCCCAGCGCATGGCAGTTAATTAACCCCATCCTAGCGGAGAACGGCGGGTGGGCACTCTTTAACGGAACGCCTCGTGGCGAGAATCATTTCTACAAGATACTGCTGAAAGCTAAAGCAGACAGCACTTGGTACAGCAGTCACCTGTCAGTCAAGGACACGAAAGCTATCTTGCCAGACGAGCTGCGTAAGGCACGTAACGAGCTGAACAACGAAGCAAGATTCCAGTCGGAATACATGTGTTCGTTCAAGACTCCAGTTGAGGGTGCGTACTATGGGGCGCAGATCAACAAGGCGTATAAGGAGAAGCGCATCATTGAGTCCATTGCGGTAGACCCCCTACTGCCTGTTCACACAGCGTGGGATTTGGGTATGGATGACGCGACCACCATTTGGTTTATACAGCTGTATCGTAATGAGATTAGGGTTGTAAGCTACTACGAGAACAGCGGGGAGGGTCTGCCCCACTACGCACGGGAGTTGCATAGGTGGTCAGCCCAGAGAGATGTAACGTACGGGAAGCATTACGCACCGCACGACATCAAAGTGCGAGAACTAGGTACGGGCAAGTCTCGACTTGAGACAGCCAGAGGGCTGGGATTAAAATTTACGACAGTCAAGAAGCTGTCGATTATTGACGGCATTGAAGCCGTCCGTAACATTCTACCGAAGTGTTGGTTCTCAAAGAACGATTGCTACGCAGGCATCGAAGCTTTGAAGGGATACCACAAGGAGTTTGACAGCTCTCGTGGTGTTTTTAGAAAAACGCCCGTCCATGATTCTAATTCACATGGCGCGGATGCGTTTAGAACATTAGCAGTCGGATTAAAACAACCAAAGTTAGACAAGAAAGCACCCAAGTATGAGTACCAAGTCTCAAACATCAGTTGGTGAGGACTACCGACTATCCTTAATGGATGAAGCCGTAGTCTTGTATCACACACAAAAAACAGACTTTGTGTGGTTGCAGGATTACTACTTAAACTGTCCGCACGGAGAGGAGCGTTACTACTGGAGTGCGCCAAACTATATGTTAATGGCAGAGGTGTTGGAGGATGACGAAGGGCGATATTGGAAGGTAGCCTATGCGTCCAGCAGAGATCCACGAAAGACTGTGCAGGTCTTTTTTGATCTTGCACCATTTCCGCTTGACAGAGTTCTTTTTACGCGATACCACAGGATGAACAATCCTAACGCTGAAAAATTTTTTAGTTGGAACTCGTTAAAACGTATATCAAATTATGGGCAGTAAACCAAAAAGACCACCACCACCTCCTCCTCCTCCCGCACCGCCTCCCCCTCCTGCGCCAATGGCTCGGAGACCAGTAAAGCAGGCGGCTGCACCAAGCACTAGGACCTCAACGGCTCAGGCTTTTGGCGGGGCTTCGTTGCCACGTCGGAAAGCACCAAAGACTAAAAAAGTCCAAGGTCGTTCCACACTAGGTGGCGGTTCTGGCTTGTATGGTTAGACTGAAACAGCGATACGAAGAACTAAAGCAGTTGAGGTCTAACCTCGACAGCATGTTCTACGATGCACAGAAGTACGTCCGTCCGAACTCTAACAAGTTCGATCACGGACAAACTTCTAAGCAAGAAGACGGATCACGAGAGTTGTTCGACGATACGGCTGTTTGGTGCAACCAGATGTTTGCTAACGGTCTTAGTTCTAACTTAATACCGAAATCAGACCGCTGGTTTTATCTGCGGATCATAGATAAGCCCCAAGGATTGGTTACACCCAAGGAGACAGCCTACCTGCAGGCAGCCGCTGACCGAATTTTGCATGAGTTTGCGCTACCGCAGTCTCAGTTCTACAGCTCTAGTCATGAGTGTTTCTTAGATGTCGGAGCGTATGGAACATCTCCAGTTCAGATTTCTGAAGTTAATGGGATTGTTAACTTTCGGTCACGCCCTTTAGCTGACGTATTTTTTGATACAGATCAGTATGGCACGGTGGACACAGTTTATTATCGTTGCTATAAAACAGCTCGTCAGCTGATGCAGGCGTTTCCTCAGGTAGAGGACATGGACGGCTTTAATAAGGACAACTCAGTACACAATAAGTATGAGCTTGTTTACACTATTGAGCCGAACACGGACAAGGCTGCTAAAAAGGGTGGTCGTCTTGGTAAGGGACGACCTTATAAAGTAACATACTGGTGTCCTGCTCTTAAAGAGCCATTACAGGAAAGTGGTTCTAGTTATTTTACAATGCTAGTCCCTCGCTGGTCTAAGCTGGCAGACGAAGTGTACGGGCGTGGTCCAGCTTTCTCGTGCCTGTCTCAAATCCGTGCACTCAACAAGATGGTGAAGGAAGCCCTTACATCTGCTGAGTATTTAAATTTCCCAACACTCACTGCCGAAGAAGACAGCATTATGCTTCCAATGAAGTATGGTTCTCGTCAGATTATGTTCCACGAGCCTGGTAGTGAGAAGCCACAGCCGATCATGGCAGGCAACCAGCCACAGTATGTTATGGAGATGATACGGATGTATCGTGACTCCGTTAACCGTGCATTCTTTGTTGATCAAATTATTCGACAAGAGAAGAAGGAGCGTCAAAGCGTAACTGAGATTCAAGACGTACGAGGACAAATGCTCAATCAGCTGGCTCCTCTTCTCAACCGAATGGAAACCGAGTATTTAGGACCAGCCATCGAAGCAACATTTGAACTGCTTGAGCGTTCTGGTCGTATGCCTGAGAAACCTGAAAGTCTAGCTGGTGCTTCTTTAGAGATCGCATACTCCAGCCCAGCGTCGCAGTCTCAGTTTGCTACTCGACTTTCCGACATTAGTTCTTTTATGAGAGATTTAGCTCCATTGGCTCAGGTTAAACCTGAGATCATGGGAGCAGTTGATGAACAAAAACTGTTGGCTAGTTATGCGAAATACCGTAATGTCGACCCAGCTGTAGTAAAGACAGAGCAACAAGTTGCCGAAGAACAAGAAGCTGCTGCCCAACAACAGCAGATGCAGCAGGCAGCGCAGATGGCTCCGCAGATTGGTGGAGCTATGAAGGACGTTGCTCAGGCAAAACAACTAGACCCCGAAGGCGTAGGTCAGTTGTTGAACATATAACATGCGAGTTTTAGATTCCCTGACTAGGTTGCGCGAAAAAGCACAACTTAAAGAAGATTTAATAAATATACTAGAGACTCCGCAAGGTAAGCGGTTCTTCACTGTGTTGCTACGTGAATGTCACGTAACTAAGCCTGTGTTCCATTCGGACGAAGCCAAGCTTCGCGAATGTGAAGGACGCAGACGTTTAGCCATGAGTTTTCTCACTCTGTTGGGTCAAGACGACCCACAAACGTTAATTAACAAAATAGAGATGGAGAATAAATAATATGTCAGAAGAAACAGAAACAACAGGAGGTCTGGGCGGTGCAACACCCGCAGAGGTAGCCTCTGAACCAGCAACTGCATCTAGCTCATATGATTTTACATCAGAAGAGTCTTATGGTCAGTTTTACGAGTCATTGCCTGATACACTTAAGGCTAATGAAACAATACGTAACACCAAGTCTGTTCACGCATTAGCTGATCAGCTTGTTAACGCACAAAGTGCTCTTGGCACTAAACGCCTCGCAGCCCCACAAGAAGACTGGACGTCTGAGCAGTGGGAGGATTTCTACGGAAATTTAAGACCAAAAGATAATGAGTATTCTATTCCAGAAGAACTATCTTATGAAGGCGCAGAAAACACCCCTGAAGTCGCAGAAGAATCTGTCCAAGAACTTGTAGACTTCTCAGCAGAGATGGGGTTGAATCAAAACCAATTCGACATGCTGTATGAACGCTACATGCAGATGAACATGGAGGGGAGCCAACTCGGTCAAGAACAAGTAGAGGCAGAGGTTAAGTCACACCGCGACTCCATTCAAAACGAGTGGGGGGAGAAGTATGGCACAAATCTGGCGCAGGCTAATCAAGCATATCAAGCGTTGACTTCAGAGATTCCTGAATTAAAGGAGTTGATCGAAGCAGATGCTGTCGTTGCTAACCACCCAGCGGTGCTGAAGGTGTTTCATCGCATAGCGGAAGTATCTGGTGATGCTTTGCCCCTTGCAGACAACAACCCAGCTAGTGGTTTTGCTTCCGAGAATGTGCATGGCATTAAGACTGCAATTCAGGAACTAGATGCGGGAAATTCGCAGCTTATTATGTCAGATCCATCGTCTCTTTCGATGGCAGACAGGACAAAAAGACAGCAAATACTGGATAAGCGTGCTAACCTTTACGCCAATTTGTATCCAAGTCAGTAAAACGACTTGACATCTTACAGGAACAAGGCTATCCCAATACTGTTGGGGTAGCCTTTTTTGGGTCCCGATGACAGCTTTTGAAGCCGTTGGTTACGTACAGCTAGAAGAGTCCGAAAGGATAGCTCATCGAAAAACAAACTTCTACTTAAACTTAACTTAAATTATTATATATTATGTCAAATGCATACATGTCTGATCAAGGCACTGTCCTTGGACC